TATGCCTCTAGCTAGTAGTTGCTGTTCTAATTTTGCTTCAGCAGCTTTTGCTTCATGTGGGTTAGAACTAGCTGTTAGTCCTAAGATTTTTGAAAGAACATTTAATGATCTTGTCATTTGTTTACCTCTCGGTTATGTGTACAATATTTAATCTACCACTAAGGTTAACCCCTGTCAACTATTTATTTGTTTTACAAGTCTTGCGTACTGTTCAATAGTTAAACAAACACGCCAATTATCACCTTCTGCTGTATTAGGTCTTTTATTAAATCTAACAAGTGTAGCTGCATGTTTTACACCTGCATTTAATCGCTGTTGTTCTGCCTCTCTAGGTTTTTTAAGTACTGCCTCGCTTTTGTTTTTATAGTCACACACTTGTATCACTGTTTCTGGTATACCTGTAAGATCCCCTTTATCTTTTTCCATACCTGCCCCAAATCTGCGCTCAACCACATAACCAGTAGATGCTGTTAAATATATACATGCCTCTCTTTCTGCCCTATCCCCTTTATTTTTCTGTGGGTTCATTTTTCTAGTTCTTTGATTTGCTTTTTAAGTGCCTCATATTCTACTAAATATTCTTTAGTTACAAACTCTGATTTATGGTTAAATAAATAACGATCACTTAAAGCACCTAATTTTATATATAAATCATCTATTAATTTTTGTTTTGCTTCCTTAAATTCTTTATTTAATGCATCTTCTTCTTTTGGTTTTTTTGACCAATCAGAAACTAACATAAGCAACTCTTTGACACGCTGTAATGCATTTAATACACGTTCTGATGTTTTCATCTAACAACCCACGATGAACCTGTATCTATTTTAGTAGCTATTCCTTCTTCTCTCTCTTGTTGTTCATGATCTTCAATAACATTAGTAATTTCTTTTTTGTATTTATTAAGCTGTTCGGAATATTGCCATTTTTCAGGTTTTCTTCTTCTAGTAGCCTTTATACCTTCTATTTCAAACCTAGACATAATTAAACCATCTTCAAAATATTTTTCTAATAGTTCTTTTTTAGCATCAACAATAGCTTGATATGCTTTTACCTGCATTTGTCCTTCTTTAATCTGCTTTAGAAGTTGTTCAGGTTGTGTATTCATATATTAATCAGCAGCTTCGGCGGTATTTCCCTCTGCGACCCATGCGAGATATTCTTTATAATCGGTGTTTTCCTCGTCAAATGGAATAACAAATGTTGTTTTGTCATCAATAGTTTTTAAAACATTTTGTATTTTTTCATCAAAAGGGTTTTTTAGTAATTTATACATTTTTACAACTCCGCAGAAAAGAAAATTCCTTGTCCAACACTTAAATTATCCGATTGTATATATCCATTACTAGCCTGTCCAGCAACTCCAGCCCCACCAGAGCCTGACCCATATAAAAGTGTTCCTTGTCTGTGAGCATAACTTAAATAAAGAGTGCTTACATTTACTGTTGAAGGTGAGCTAAACGGAATTTGAATAGCACTTGATACATTAAACATACTTAGTGAAGGTGTAGTTCTCATTTGGTTTGGAAAAGACATATTCATATAAGGGGCTGTTGTGTTCCACATTGCCACGTTTGATGGTAAGGCGTATTTGCCTGAGTGACCTGATTCTTTTATGTACGCTACATAAAGGTATCTTTGAGCTAAAGTAAGCTCTTGTGCGTAGCTGCGGTGTTCAAAATCTGTTGGCTTGCCTGATCCAGTATGATCTACTTCTAACTGAACTCCTGTAATTTCAAAGGTTGCACCATTTGTTGTGTACCATGTGGAAGTTTGATCTGGTGTTCTTGTAGCATTATCTGCCGCAGCCCAAGCATTTAAAGGTCTTGTTCCAGTTTGATCTGTACCTCTAAACATTTCCCATGTAATTGCTAAACCTTCTTGATTATCATTATTAAAAGTTAAATTTGAATTTCCAGAAATTTGCTTTGTAATTTTTGTCCAAGTATCAGCAGTTAATGTACCAGTTTCAGTAACATATCTTTGAGAAGTTCCATCATCAGTTGTAAAAGTATTATAAAAATTTTGTGATACACTTGATTTTACCCAATATGAAATTGTTATATAGCTTGAACTAGAGGTATAATTCCACCCACTATTGGCAATATCTTGTGCTTCAATTTTATATTCAAACGCAACTCTTGTACTAACTGCTGGACTACCATTATTTCCTAAAGTCAATTTAAAAGCTTTTCTAAAACCTAAAGAATAAGGTGTTGTTCCCGCTGCTACATCTGATTGTGACTGTGTTGCTGTTGCACCCATTGCAAAAGCGTCCCACGAAAATCTATCTACTGTTTCATAACCAGAAGTTGTAGATGACGAGGCTTTTTGTGCCAATTGCATTGCTCCGTTAACTATTATATTTCTATTACTTAAGTTATTAGTTACATTTGCAGTACACGTTCCAGAGGCATTATCAATAGTGATTGCTGGTGTACTTGCACCGACCCCTTCTAAACTGTTGACTTTGATCTTCGACATAATTAACTAGGTTCTGTAGGAAAAGTAACAGATGACATATCTAAGTTACCATTTGCGTCTAACTTTGGTGATGCACTGGCTGGCAAATCACGCAAACTTTGACGATATGTTTTCCAAGCTGTTGATAATGTTAAATCAGAACTGGCTCTCCAATCACAAGCGGCTAATAATCTATCTCTTTCAATTCTTAACAATCGCATTGGCTCTTCATTTGTAAGCCTTGTTAATTCAGTATCTATTTCAGATTCTGTTGGTGCGGTGTCGCTCTCAAGCCAAGTTAATCCAGAGTATTCTTCACCACTCCAAGTAAATTGTTTATTTGGTCTTAAACTTTTTAAAGCTTTTACTTTTGTATAAATCATGCACCTATTTCCTCCAAAATAATGTTTGAAGCTGTAATACTACTTCTTTGATCCATAATTGCAGAAGTAACACTTGTATCTGGACTTCTTATTTGCATTTTATATGTTATTGAATTACCCAAAGTGTAAGAAGGTGAGTCTAGAAAAATCATTGCAACACGTCCATATTCATTATCTGCCCATTGTTCAAGTTTCATATAAGCACCTTGAACGCCAGTATATACATTTGAATAAGAGCCTCCTTGTATGGATCGAGCAATAGTAATTATCGAATATTGATTAAAAGTATTATTGTTTTCAGCATAATGATCTGCGTTAAAACTAACTTTTATTTTGCTACTAGCTGCTGTAGGAGTTATGGACAGGTTGTAGCCAGTTACATCAACAGCAGAAGTTGAAGTTGTAGAAAAAGATGAAGATAAGTTTGTAGTTACAACTTGCAGAAGTTTTCCACCAGTATCTGCACCAAACTCAAGCTCTGCATTTGTTGAGCTATGGTTCGCACTCGCTACTTTTAAAACCTGACCAGCAGAACCAGTTGTAGATGGTAATTTTAAAGTAATATCAGAGCTAGGATTGGCTGCTGGACTATTTAAAATAGTGCCGTTACCTGAAGCGTGTTTAAGTTTTATTGCTCCCATAATTAACTAGGTTTTGGATACTTGTCCTTTGTGGTTTTAATAGTAGCTTTCCAAGCATCTATTCCTTCATTATAGATTTGATCTAACTGGTCAACAATAAGTGGATATTCTGCCCTACGTTTTGACTTATATGAATCATTTTCTAAATCCCATGCAGCTTGAAGTGCTGCAAGGCCATCTGTACATTGTTTTTCAGTAGGTTTAGAACCTTTATCATGCACAATAATATTTGTATATATTTTATTATCAGGGTCACTCCAACCAAACCATTGCCCCTTCCGTACAGTAATAAGATAATCTTCTATGTGATCTGGTCTGCCATCTGGAAATCTCATTTTAAGTATCTCCTAATCTTGTAAAAATAACTTGTAAACGTCTGCCACCAAAATCAACTATTGATGTTCCACTACCATCTGCTTCAGTCGCAAACCTTACTTTATGGGTCGAAGTATCTACAACATCAAATACAAAATTAGTGGAAGTGTTTACATATGTATTGTTAGCCTGAGAAGGCAATGCTTGATAGTTACCTTGAGCAGTTGAATAACTCGAATTATTTTCAGTCGGTTGAATATAAAAACCAAGAAAGTTAAATGAAGTAGCATCATTTTTCCAAAAACTACCTTCAATGAGTATGTGATATATGCCAGTAGACGGAAACGTAAAGATTCCACTACTTTGAGTCATAGCAGAACCTATCCTGCCTCTATTAGTATTAGTGTTTCTTGTCCAGTTTTGAGTAATAACATTTGCATTTGCTGCAGGGTCTAATCCAGCATTTACATACCAACTATCTACCATTGTTATTCCAGCACTTATTCCAGAAAGTTTTGTACTGGCTATTGCTGCACTTGCGTTTATATCGGCATTAACAATAGAGCCGTCAACAATATTAGACGAGTTTATTTGTAAACCAGTAATTGTATCGTTTGAGCCGTTTAGTACTAAAGCCATTATGGAAGCGTTACAACTGAAGGACTATTTATTGTTAGTGTAGCATTAATTGTAAGAGGAGAAGCTACCAAAGCGTTATGATTTGAAGAAATTGTGTAATCGTTATCCATAGCATTTTCTGATTCAAAAAATATTTGCTCACCGCCTCCACCAGTACCACCGCCACCGCCACCAGCATCTGCATATTCAAGCTGACCGACTGCTGTAGCACCACTTCCAGAAATACTTTTTACTTTTAAAACTTTATCAGCAGCAATTTGATTATCTGGCAAAATCAAAGTATATGATTGCCCAGCACTATGAGCAGGAGATTTAATTTTTACACCATGACTATTTTGATTGCAATTAAGTTGTAAAGTACCATCATTTGTATTTCCTTTAATTTCAAATAATCCTGTGCCATTTGGGGTAACTTTTATATTTCCGTTTGTTGTAGTTGTGTTTATTTCTCTTGCTAAAACGTCTAGGTTTCCTCCAAGTTGAGGTGTTGTATCGTCAACAACATTTGCAATACCTGTTGCACCTCCTAAATTCTCCCAGTTGCCGTTGTTATAGCCTTCAAAGCGGTTTAATTGGCTATTATGGCGTATCATACCCACTGCTGGACTGTTGTCTCTGTCGCTTGTATCTCCGCTTGGTATTGTTATTGAAGATGTTGTGTTAAAAGTTGCCCTTGCTGTAAATGTATTTGCCGTAGATAAAGAAGCATGACCAAAGTTTGTTTGACTTACATCACCTAAACTTACAAAAGCATTATTAGCAGCATTTCTAATTTTTAAAGTATTTCCATCAATGTGTTGCGTATAAGCTGCAACACCGATTGTCGGATCACCTGAACCTTGATTAGTAGTGCTTAATGCAGCAATTATTTGATTTAACTTTGTTCTTACAACAAGACCAGTTCCGTTATCAACTGTAAAACCAGAACCACCAGTATTATCGACTCTTGCCATTTATAAAGTAGTAATTGTTTTTAGTATATCCGTTTTATCCACCTTTACCAAACCCTACAGCAGTAAAATTAAAATTTCTATTTACTGAAGCACCAGAACTGTTTTTGAATTGTACTTTAAATGATGAAGCGGTGATGTCAGACAAAGTGAAGAAATCCCCTGCTTGTAGATCACTTGCCGTAATTCCTATTGATGGAAGCTGTGTGTTTGCACCTAAAAGACTACTTGTGCCGACAAAAAATGGAGAATCAAAAGTAACAGTGGTCAAGCCACTAGATGTCTGACTTCCTGACTCTGTTCTTCTTTGTAAACTTGCTGTATATCCTAATTCTGTGACTTGTATTGTTTGGGCTGAATCATTTGAAGTCAAAGTAGCTCTAAATTTAAATCCTCTACCTTTATAAAGTCCATTTGCAAAAGTTTGAAAACCTTTGTAGCTTGCAGAACCAGAACTAGGGTCATCATCAGTTACATTAACTTCTAAAATCGCATTAACATCTACACTATCTGTACCATCAAAATCTTGCAAACTATCAATCAAACCTCTACTGTCTAATAAGTCATTCGGAAATATAGCTTGTGATTTCATGTGCCTTTTAAGGTCTAAAGCAAACACACCACCTAAATCTAAAAAAGTACCACCAGCACTACCACCAAAACTATATGTTCCAGAGGGGGCAACACCTCCAACAAAGTCAATACTTGTTTCATTGTCAAAATCAGTAATAGTATCAAATAAACCAACACCAGCTAAAGTCAATGAATTTGAAGCACTGTCAAAAGCTGTATTTACTTTTGTTCCTTGAAATTTTGGGTTGTCGTTATCTTCTCTCCTAGTTTGTGCGATTAAAGCTGGCAATGGGTCAGGTGGGTCGATAATTACAGATGTTTCTCCAGTACTAAAACGTCCACCATCATCTTGAGATCTTAAAATTACCTCTCCAGCTAAAATTGGTATTTCGACAGAACTTGTATTACCAGCAACCGCAGTTACAAGGTCAGTTGCATTTGAAAAAGTACCATTTCCTGTGGTGTCTGGTGTGTGCCTTATAAAAATTTTACCCCCTGCGATCACATCTGCCTCTGTTGGTGGGTTCCATCTAAGCCTTGCAAGTTTATCTGTTAAAGGTTCATAAGTAAGACCTGTGATGTTTGCTGGTGGGGCAGTTTTACCTACAGCTTCAAATGTTGTTTCTGCTGCTGTTCTTGAAGGTTGACCAAGAGCATTAAAACTGAATACTCTAAATTCATATGTACCAACGTCAGTATTAAATATTTCAACATTACTTGATGGACTTTCTATGGTTTTAAAATCACCATTATTTGCTCTGTACTGAACTTGGTATTTTGATACACCAGCTTGCGGAATCCAGTCAAGAATTATTTTTGGAACAGCAGTACCATTAATAATTACAATTTTTTCAGACGGAACTAAACCCTCTGGAGGGTCTTTTACTTCAGTAAGCGTTGTTATATTTCTTGTAGGTAAAGCTGTGCCATCTTCAACGAAAGCATATTTACCAGAATCATGTGATAAAGCTGTTATTGAAAAAGTTTTATCTTCGTTCTCTTTGACACTTACAACTCTCCAAGTAGTTGTTTCCAAACTTGAAGTTTCTAATATGAATGGTGCGTGTTGATTTGGTGCAGCACTAAAAGCGGAAGAGACAGTTATTGTTGTTCCAGAAATATTACTGATTGTTTTTTGCTCAAGTGAGCCGTCAGGCAAAATCACAGAAATTGTAGGACTTGCACCAAGGCTAGGTATATCTGTATTGTTAGAATCATCAAGCACTACAGTTGTTGTATTAGTAACGCTTTTTAAAAGACCTCCACGCCTTACACCAGCTTTAAGTCTGTCAGATATTTCTATTACATCACCGCACCGCACTAATACACCAGCAGCCGCAGTTGTTGAAAATGAACAAGTTTCTCCAGAATTTTGTTCATTATATAAAAACCAACGACCTAACCTTCTTGCCTGATTTCTGCTGGTTGTTGCAAAAGCTCTTATATTTTTAACAACAACACCGTACTTAGCTTGTGTGGATGCGTCAGCCTCAACGGTTTCAATATCAACTTCCTGAGTAACCATATCAAAATAACTTACATTTATTACTGTGTGTCTTGTTTTTAAACTAGATCCAGCATATAAAAAACCAACTTCAGTGACGTTTGCATTTGTAAAAATATATGAGGCTGCTTTTGGTGCATCTTGAGATATTGCAATACCACCAGCAGAATAAAAGGGCATAACTCTCATCACAGAACAAAGAGAATTTATCAAGGTATATGCCTCTTGCTGTTGAGTTATATTTACGTTGCAGCTAAATCGTGGCTCTGTTGAGCCATCACCATTACCAGCATCAACAGATGCTCCACAGTATTCACTTACTGTCTTAAAACTAAATTTATCTAAGTTTGATTCTGGAATACCACAGCCAGCCCTTGTATCTATAAGCAAGTCATAAAGAATCCAAGCTGGGTCTGTAGTCCACTCTTTTGTGCCTTTAAAACTGCCATTAAAAGTACCAGCGTATGTTATTGCCCCTGTTTGTAAGTTTACAGTAGCATTATGTGGAATTTTTACTTTGCGACCTCTTATTCTATATACTCTTTTAGGTATTCTTGGAAATTGCTCTGCATTAAATCTAAGTGCAACATGAGCAGTGTTTGGGTAAGAATTTTGTTCAAAAATTATATTTGTAGCTTGATTAAACTGAAAAGCATTGACCAAAGTTGAATCTGAACTATCTGCTGTTACTCTTTCAACTCTAACTGCAACAGGGAAAGAAGTTGTTGAGCTAAATTTTATAAGATAATCTCTAAAATATGCGTTTGTTGATCTTCCCTCTACTGTGTCATCAATAACAGTTGTAGTAGTTCCATCATTTTCAATAGTTTTTATTAATAAATTTACTGAAACCCCATTAATATCTCCATTATCCTCAAACTTTTGCATTGAAGGAAATCTTAAAGTAACTCTAACTGCATTTATGTTGCTTGAACTGACTGTATGAGTTACAGGTGTTGAAGTCGTTACCGTTGTACCTATTACACTTTCTGTTTCAATATTTGATATTCCTTCAATAAATGTTTGATTTGCAGTACCAAGTCTAAAATCAAAACCTACATCTTTGAAATTAAAATCACTATCCTGTGGTGCTGTATTGCTTGCGGCCTCCTGTAAAACTTGAGTATTATTTAAAAATATGTCTTTCTTAAAAGCATTGAAATATGCAGTTGAGGTTTTATCTGTAATACCAGCTTTTGATGCTGTTGCACTTCCCTCCAGTTCTCCCTCCCCAAGCAACTCTACAATTGTATTGAATTGCTTTGAAGATAATGCACCACTAGGAAGATCAGGGTTATTAAATACCGTTGTTTGGTCAAATTCTTGTATAGCCATTAGTTATTACCCTCTACCTGTACAGTATCAACACCATTAGAAACTACAATACTTCCAACTAAAATTTCTCCATAAACCAAATTAACTGGAACACCTGCATTGCTGATATTAGTCAGCCCTGTAAAAGAATAGTTCGAGGCTAAAGCTGCGGGATCTAAACTATCTTGACCTGTTGGTGATAGGTTATTTTGTTGTGGCGAAAGCATTGAAGTCACCCCATCAATAACCATTGATGTTCCTATTGAAGTTAAAGCACTTGTGGCTAAAGTTGCCAAAAGTTTGCTTCCCAATAATGTTGTTCCTATAGCTGTACTTCCAAATAAAGCACCAGCACCAAGCAAAATTGGAAAAAAATTACCATGAACTAAAGGTATGATTTTTATATCATCTTTTGAGTTTAAATTTAATAAATCCTCTGTAATTACTTTTGCACCTACTTGTATTGTGTATAACTGTTCTGCCATATGTTCTTCAATACCTTGAAAATTGCAAACTAAAAAACTTATTGCCTCTCTGGGTGTATTAAGATCAACTTCAAATTGAGATTGACCTAAAAATTTTCTCAAAGTTCCGTAGACTTTTATTTTTTTAAGCATCTATCTCGTCAGGATCAATTACTGCTATTTTATCTGATTTTGGCGAAACGAGGTAAAAAGTTAAATCTATTGCCTTACAACTATATTTATCAGACTCAGAAAACTCTAAAATATCTTGAGGGTGACTATGAACAATACCTATAATTTCATCTACAGAATCCTCTACCTCTGCATAATCTAAAGGATCAATTACAAAAGATTCAACTTTATAGTCGTTAGAAATATTTTTACAAGGAAAATATCTTTCTTTATTATTTTTAATACCTACTATTCCGCATGATTCCTCTGGGTCACATTGTTTTGCGTGTTCTATAGCATCTTGTTTCCAAGCATAATTATTCATCTGTTTATAAATGTGCCAACGCCAGCAAACTCATTTCTTGTTACCTGTCTTGCTGGTAATTTTTTATTAGCTTGATCCAAAGCCCCAACAAGCTCAAATTGTACAATTTCTCTTGATTCGCTGGTTTTTCTATCAATAAAAAATATTTCTTGAGGTAACTCATTTGAAGATGGAGTGCCAAATGGATTGCTACTACTGGGAAAATTTGCTGCATCTAGCTCACTTGCATGAGTTGTGATTCTGGTTAATTTTGCATCTGCCAAATCATTATGAGGAGTCGTAAGATTTACAATAATTAATAAATCAGTAACAGTTAAAACTGAGCCACTTCTTGCAATACCTCCTAAATTAGCAATAGTCAAAGTCGGTCTTGGTACTTGACCTCTTCCTGTAAACTCTGCTCCTTCAAAGGTAATAGGTAAACGCTGGTAAGTATTACCCTGCCAAATTATTTCTGCATTTGAGTTCATGTTTGAACCAGCATGAAATCTGTAAACTGTAGGAACATTTGATGGGTTTCCTGTTGCATAGTGCAAACCCTCTACAAGTTCTAAAACAAACAGTTCAATCCTTGCACTAGGATTTAATTTTTGTAGTTCAGATACTGGGATAGCCATTAAGGTTCTGCAACTTGTTCAAAAGTCAAATTCATAGTAACTCTATTATTTAAAATTGCTGTTCTACTTCGTCTTGTACATATAAATTTTAAAGCAGAGGAATGATGTGGCGGTGTAAAATCAAAGTTTGCTTGATCGTCAAATCTTGCATCTAAAAAAGTGTCTATTGTGTCTGCGTCAGTTGTTGAAACGTTAAAATTTAGAGTTAAAGTAATTAATCTTTTATTTGCTGGTAATCCTTGAACTAATCTTTGTTCATAGCCATCACCTAACTTAATTCTCAAACTATCTTGTTCAACGGTTTCTTGTGTTGAATATTGTGGAGTAATACTTGGAAAAGTTGCCATTATGCTAATAAACCTCCCGCACGTTTTTGTTTGATTAGCTCAGTCTGAATAGCAATCGCAATTTGCTGACCTAACTCATTACCCCCAGCAGATGAACCACTAACAGTCGATCCTGTTGCATCCACGCTAACTGTAATATTATTCACAACAGAATCACCACCTCGACCTATTTGACTATTAGGAATTATATTGCCACCTTTAGAACCCATTTGCAAAATTTCAGCACCACGTTCTCCAACAACATAAGTACCACCAGCAGACACCCTGCCGCCTCTTTCTTTACCAAACAATCCACCTAAGAAACCTCCAAAACCTTTACCGCCACTTAAAGCATTGCCTATTCCACTAATCGCTTTATTTAGAGCAAGATCAATAAGTTTGTCTTTTAAATTACCTAAAACTTTACCTATTGCCTGACCGAAACTTTGACTGCCTTTGACAGCTTCTCTAAGATTAGAAACCAAATCATTTCTAACAGACTCCCCTATCTTTTCAAATGTTTTTTGTAATTCTTGAGCCTCTTCTGTTGCTTTTTTTTCTGCTGGTGTTATCGCTTCAACACTTGTTTTTATTGCACCATTAGTTTCTACAATTTTATTTTTTGCATCTAATTGTTTGTTATTTTCTTCTGTGATACTTCTTTCAACTTCTGAATATTCAATAACAGCATCTTTAATCTCAATTACTTTTTCTTTTAATCCTTTAAATGGATTTGGAAATTCTGGTATTGCTAATTCAAAATTAAGCTTGGGAAGTTCTAAACCACCAAGCAATTTTTTTAATGGTTCTGGAATGATATCTATAAGTTTTTGAAAAGCCTCTCTAAAAAAGTTCACTATGTTTCCAGCTACTTTGCCGACAGATTCTTGTACTCCTTGAAAAAACCTTACGACTGGTTCTGTTGCTCTTAAAAATCCATCAATAATATTTCTCTGTAAAGTATTTACATTTCTTATAGTAACTGCGATTACTCCGCCAATAACTTTACCTATAAACTCTGCCTCACCAACTATATCTGTGATTGCTTGTTTTATATTTATCCAGCCTTGTTCTAAATTAAATAATACATTTGTTGCCTCTATACCTAAAGCTTGACCAATAACAGTCCCGACTTGCTTAACAACCCCTATTATTAAACGAATTGGTGCAAGAATACCAATTTCAAAAGCACTTTTTAAAGCTTCAACAGTGACAGCAGCAACTTTAATAACTTCTCTGATTGCAATACCAAACTCAGAACCCTCTGTTGTAAGGTTTGTAAATGCAGCCCCTAATCTTTGCAGTTGTCCTTGTATTGTATTCTGTGCTTGAAATGCCGCTTTTGCAGCAACGTCTTGAGCTTTTGCTTGATTTTCTAAATTTTTATTGAAAGAAACCAAACCATCATTTAACAAAGGTTGTATTGCTGTAAGTGCCTCAACACTTCCAAATAATTTAGAAAGATTCTCTGCACTTGCCCCACCATTGGCAACTATCTCTTCTAAAACTCCACTAAGTCCTTTTGAATTTAAAGCTGCAGCACTAAAGTCTATACCAAGCTTTTCTGCAATTTTTGATGCTTCACTTGTAGGCTTTTGTATTGAAGCAATAACCTGTCTTAATCCAGCAAAAGTTGATTCAACAGGAACACCAGCCGCAGTAACAGATGAAATAGCAGCATTTAATTCTTCAATACTTACACCAGCACCAGAGGCTATTGGTGCAATACGACCTATTTGTTTTGCGTATTGATCGACAACAATTTTACCATCATTCTGAGTCTGTATAAATCCATCAATTAGTTTTGCGGCTTTATCTGATTCAAGTCCATAAGAGTTAAGAACTGAAGTAGTTGCATCAGCTACTGTGGCTAAATCAGAAAATCCACCTGTCGCACCTAACTGTGATGCCTTCAATACATCTGTTAGTTCAGCAGTCTCACCAAAGCCAGCAGATGCCACATCATAAGATGCTGCTAGTAAATCAAGCTGTGAAGCTTGACCACTTAATTCATTTGATAAACTTGCAAGTTGTGGTTTGAGTGCCTCTACATCAACTCCAAGGGTTTTAACC